AAAAGCTTTGTTAGGCGCCTTCGATATTACCAATCCTAAAAATATTGAATTACAAGAAGCTTTAAAAAATTATGGTCCTACTGCAAAGAAAAGAATTAGGCAGGCATTATTAAATGGATTATCGTTAGGCAAAAGCTACGATAAGATGGCTAGAGATTTAAAGAAAAGCCTCGCTAAAATATATTCATCGGCATTGACCATTGTTAGAACAGAAGGACAAACTGCTATTAATGCAGGGCAAACAATTGCATATCAAATAGCAATAGAAAATGGAATTGAAGGCAATGAAGTTTGGGTAGCTACTAAAGATATTAGGACTAGGCAAGATCATGGTTATGCAGATGGGCAATTTAAAAATAAAAATGGATATTTTAATATAGGTGGTGAAAAAGCTTTATATCCAGGTGATCCCAATCTATCAGCAGAGAATAGAATAAATTGCAGATGTTCTACGCATTTTGAAATTGAAGGTTATTCACCGCAGTTGATGAGGACACGAGGCGAGGGAGTTCTGCCTTATCAAAGCTACGATGCTTATGCGGAGCAATATCATCCTGATTGGGTAGATAAGGAAATAAAATATATTGCTAAGAAAAACAAGGAAATATAAAGGAATAAAATATGGGTGGACCAGGAAGCGGACGGAAGAAGGGAAGTAAAAATAGTAAAATTGGATTACAAAAAGAAATGATTAAATTGCATAGAACTAATCCCTCTAAAGCAACTAAAAAATCAATGCAATCTGATATAAAAAAACAAATAGATTATTTGAAAAAAACTGGTAAAAAGAAAACTGAAGATGGGCAAACTCTTGGTTGGTTAGAAAGAAGACTTAGAATTTTTTCATAAAGAGGATAAAAAGGAGCTATAATGGATTTCAAAATACCTAAGCAGTTATATTTAGGAGCGCAGAAAATAGTCATACATAAAGTAAAGCAGGTAACAGGCGAGGAAAAGAATATTTTAGGCTTTGCTTTTTATTCTGAAGGAAAGATAGAATTGAAAGATGATCCTGATTGTTCAAATGATTATAAGGAATATATATTTTTCCATGAATTGACCCATCATATACTAAATCAG